CGACAACCCTTAACCCAACTGTCGAAACAGAATACACCTGTACCCTGATTTAGTGTGCTGAACCGATCCTTGTCAGACCGTAAGCTGTACCAGAATTTAGATACAGGATTCTGTACCCAAGCAGAGCCAAAGAGTTCACGAACACGTAGACCTTCTGCCACCTTCTGTACTGACCAGTTACGTGACCAAAAGGCATCTAGCAGTGTCTGTGCCTCAGACTTACTCATACCTGTCTCACGAGCCAGTTTAGCGGCTCCTACACCATACGTAGCACTGTAGTTCACCACCTTGTAGTTCTTACGTAGTGCCTTAAGGCTACGTTCACCTGAATTATGCTTGTCGATGTCATCTTGTGTGACGACACCTGCGTGTTTAGCAAGGTCAAGGTGCGGGTCAAAACCATCCTTAGACATCTCAGCGACATAATCAGGATCAAGCGGTTTCATGTAGTGTCTCTTTGTCGTATCCTCTAACGATGTCATATCAGCACCACACAAAGTGTAACCTTCAGGTGCAGTTAGACACCCTCTGATTTCTTTTCCGTAGGGTTTATCAACCGATGGCAAGTTGACCAGTGGTCTTGCGTGACGAAAGCGTAGGGTGTTAGTGAACCCTGCAACAGTTGCTTGCACGTATCCATCGTTCTCTGTTTCAACCATTGATCTAAGGACACCAATACGATGTGAAAGAACAGAGAGGCCATCAAGCAAACTAATAGCAGGTTCTTGTTCAACCAGTTCACGTACTGAGGGACAGAGTTCTCCGTCTTTCCGTACTTGTTCCAATTTCCGTTCATCACCAGTTACCTTATCCTTTAGGTATTTGAAGGTACGAGGTTTCCACCCCAAAGAGAAAAGCCAATCTTTGACCTGCTCCACACTATTAGGATTTGCTCGTTCTTCTCCTGTTTTGACCACCATAGACAATGTAGAAATCGGTTGGTGTTCTTGCTTACATAACTGAACCCATTTTTCGCCGTGACTAGAAAGTGTACCGTCTTTTTTGTACATGACTTTCGGTTTTGTCTTGGTAGTAAATAGATTACGTTTTGGCATAGCATCAGCCAAGGCTTCTGTCTTTTCATGCTTTAGGTCTTCCCATTCCTGTAGGTGGGCTTTTGCTTTCTCTACATCTAATTTCCATCGCAGGGTCTCCTGTTCTCTTGCACAGTCCATCTTGAACATGAGGTAATCAATGAAGCGGTCTTTCTCTCCACTGTCCTGATACAGTTTGTTCAGCTTCAAGTCCAAGTCACGGTGTAACCGTGTGTTGATCTTAACGTCCTCATTACAGCGGTGAGCATACTCTTCAGGTGTTAGGGTGTTCCAGTCCTTGATCACTGGTTTAGGTACACCATAGTCCTCTCCGTAGCCCTCAAGCCCATGTCTCATACGATCATGGTTTAGATACCACGACAAAGGTAGAGTGTCGATCAGACGAGCCTTAACTTCAATACCAAGTATCTTTTCCACGGCAGGGATGTCGAACCTGATGATGTTATGACCAATGAGGACAGATGCTTCCTCAAAGAAGATACGCATAGCCTCATAATCATGTGTATGATGCACATTTCCATCGTCACCCTTCCACGACAGGACGTGTATTTTTGTCATCTGATCTAACAGACCGTCTGTTTCAATATCAAATACTGGCATCTGAAAACTCCACAATTTTAAACTTATCGAACAGAACCTCAATGGTTTCTAGAGAACCATGAAAGATTTCTGTCCAACTACTCTCCTCATCTTTTTTGAAGGGTGCCAAACACCTTTTATTACACTCTTCTATTAGTACAGATTCTATAGCCATTGCTAAGTAATAAGGAACTGGTTTAGAAACCTTTACAAGACTAAAGTTCTGATCTGTATCCCTGTTTATAGCCTGTAATCGTGAAGTTGGGTCTTTTGAAACGCCAAACTTTATTAGTCCAAGCTCAACATCTGCCATTGCATATATACAAATATCGGGAGAGTTCTTGTTTAATTTTCTGTAATCCTTATAATTCATGCCACATTCTTTACACACACCCGATGTATAGAAAACATCAAGATCCTTTACTTGCTTGCACTTAAAGCACTTATGAGTATCCATTAGATTACCTCTCGTAATGTGAACGTATCGTAGTTAAACCGCATCTTACCTGCTGATCCTTCTTCGGATGACGGACGGTTCTTCTCAATCTTGAGATACGTTGTGTTGCGTTCCTGCAGGTCTTCAGCTTCTTTGTCACGATACAAGTCGATGATGACTGATGCACGTTGACCAATCATCTTACAATACTTGAAGTCACCGTTCTCGTTAGTGTGACCAATGCTTACGATACCCACGTTTAATTCTGCTGCAAGTTTAGACAGACGCACTGACAGGTCCGCCAACTGTTGTTCTTTGCTTTCCTCAGACGATCCAGAGATTACATCTTGGATAGGCTCAAAGAAGATAAACTTACAACCACATGCCTGACTAAAGAACCTAATCTGGTCAATCAAATCTTCAGCACTTGCACCATCACCCAAGAAAAACTGATAGAAGTTTTCATCCTTTGTGATGTCTTTAATTGCCTCTACTACATCATCATTACGTTCCTTATCGTCAATCAAATCCCTGCGTGTCAGGTTATCGTTCAGATGATACGACACAAGACCAAGTAGTGACCTTAGCTTTGTTTCCTCTAGATGCCATGCAGCAATCGGTATACCCTTCTGTAGCATGTTGTATTCTAGATACCGCATTAGTTCTGTCTTACCGATCCCTGTGGGTGCTTTGAACACTGTGAAATGTCCCTGCATCAAACCAAGTATCTTGTCGTCCAATGCCTGAATACCTGTCTCTACATAGATATGTTCTGGTGTATCATGGTACAACGACAGAAACTGGTCTGCAGTGTTTAGGATATTCTCTGGTGTATACTTCTTAGCGTTCCACCATGCACTCTTAAATTCTGCTTGCGCACCATTCTGTAGAAACTCGTTAGCATCTTTGTATTTGTCATGTGGTACACGATAGACCTTGTTAGGGAATAACTTAGCCATACGATCAGCAAGAGAATTACCTGCGTCATCTGTATCGACAGATAGGATGATCTTCTCAAACCCATCCAACCATTCCTTACAGTTCTCCCAGAGCTTCTTAGAGGGCGTAGCAGAGGGTAAAGACACAACAGGGTTAGTGTAGCTGCTCTTAAGCATTTGTGACACTGACAGGGCATCTAGTTCGCCCTCTGTTACCGTTACCATCTTAGACGACCCAGATGTAAACAGGTTCATGCCGAACAGTTCATCACCTTTGAAACCATCCTTGGTGTAAAATGCTTTCTCGTCTAAACGACGAACCTTAATTCCACCGCTGGGGTATATGTATTCTTGACGGTCAGTATAGGTCTTAACACCGTATTCTTCCATCGTCGTAGCACTGATGCCACGCATTGCCTGATAACGACCATCAGATTTGTCTTCTACCTTCTTTGGTGTAAAACTTGTTACGTTCATATCCGACCATTCCTTATTTCCATTCGGGGGGTATTTCTCTTTTGCCCAACTGAATAATTCTTTCTTATCCTTCGGGTAGTTTCCACGACAAGAATGACAAAATCCATTCCCATCTTCAGGCCACCACCTAAAGGCATCAGACGACCCACAACCATGATAAGGACATGGTAAATGTGCAGTTCTACTCATACTTATGTTTCCTACTTATGTTTATTTACTAAAACAAGATATTAAACTTGAGTAGTAAACTTATGTTTAAGGGACACTTACCTATATGTACCTTATTGCTAATTTTATACATCACAAATTGTTACGGATTTTTTCAAGTGCTGATTTTTCCTTTCTTAATACCCATACTTGGTTTTTACCAATGATCTTACCTACATCATCTTGTGTAAAGTCATCCCAATATCTCATACGAATGATTTCCCACTCTTCTTGTGTTAAGCAAGTAATTGCTACAGTATGAACTTTAGCATACCACTCTTTTTGTTCATACAATTCTTCTGTCGATGGTGCTTGAGACATATACTCTTCATACTCGACCTTCTCACCATACAATGCGTTATGTAAGGCGACTGAAGTCCAACCATCAACATCATCATCTGATGACATAGACTTAGCTTTTCCTTGCACAGGAACATGAACAACACTGTTTTTGATGTTATAATATTCATTCATGGCTACGGCTGCTGATTTATGTAGAACACCAATATTAGATATACCTTCGGCGACCAATTCTAGTACTTTTACGACACCCTCAGACACTAGGTCGTCATACTCTTGTGGATCGTTATATTTCCTCGCCAGGGATCGACACATTTTCATAATATTATCGTTATTCATTATCATTCTCCTTTTATTATTAATACTGCAGCTTTTGTCAAAATCTTACAGTATCATCATTCTCCACGCAAACTAATTGCATTTGTTCTTTTACCTGCTCTTCATACAACTCAAAACCATAGAAGCAATCATACATAGATTCGTATTCTTCTATAATTTCCACTGAGGGGACACCTTGGT